CAGCCAGTCAAACACCGGCTTAAGTGGCGTGAACAGTTCCCCCACCGGCGCAAATGCCGCTTTCAGCCCTTCAACCACACCGCCAAAGAATGCGCTGACAGGCTCCCAGTATTTACGGATAAGCAACGTCCCGGCGACAATGGCAGCCACCACGGCCACAACCGGCCAGCTAATCGCCCCGATGGCGGTCATAACAGCACTGCCAACCGTCGTGAAGATTGCCCCCATTGCGCCTGCTGCCGCGATGATGGCATTGATGCCGGTGATAACCGGCCAGGCTACAAGACCAATGGCACCGATGATGCCAATAAGCGCCAGCGCGCCACCGACAATGAGGCCGATGGTTGACGCCAGTGATTTGTTTTTCTGGATCCAGCCGTCGAGTTTTAACACATACTTTGTGGCCGTCTGAGTGAGCTTACGCAGTGCGCCTTCCTGCTGGTCAAACAGGTCTGTCCCCACCGCCTCATAAGCGGACTGAAACTCCTTAAAGTCACCGCCGAGGTTATCCTGCATGATTTTAACCAGCTCTTCCGTTTTACCGTCCGAGGCTTTCAGCGTGGCGGTCAGCTTATCCAGCTTTCCGCTTGCAGCCGCTGCCAGTAAAACGTTCGCTGATTTCAGGGCTTCCTCACCAAAAATGGTTTTAAGGTATTCCCCCTTCTGAGACGTTCCCAGCTTGTGTTTATCAAAGCTGGCCTGAATCTCTTTCAGAATGGTGAACAACGGACGCATATTTCCCTTTTTGTCCGAGGTTTTAACGCCAAGCTCTTTGAGTGCTTCCCATGCTTTCCCTGTCGGAGCCTGTAATCGGGTGACAACGGCACTACTACCAGTACCCGCCATTGACCCCCTGATGTTATTGTCATGCAGCACACCGGTCATGGCTGCTGCCTGCTCAAGACTTACACCTGCCGTTCTTGCGACCGGGCCAAGATAAGTCAGTGCATCACTGAGTCCCTGAAAATCAGCCGCCGACTTATTCATCGTTGCCGACAACACATCGCCCACATGGCTGACATCATCATTTGACAGTTGAAAAGATGCTTTAGTCCCCAGCAACAGTTGCGCGTTTTCTTCCATCGACCGCTGATTCGCCAGTGCCATATTCAGCGTGACCGGCGTTGCCGCCTGAATAGCCGCAGCATCTCCACCCGCTTTCGCAATGATAATCTGTGCACCGGCTGCATCATCTGCCGAGGCTGCGGTATTGTCGCCGAGCTGGCGCGCCTGTTTGCGTAGCGCGGCCATTTCGGCGGAGTCTTTTGCGACACCGAGCACAGCCTGCAATTCTGAGTTTTTCTGCGCAAACTCATAACCGGGCATCAGCAGCTTAACACCGGCCATCGTTCCCGCAGCAGCAATCCCCACACCGGCAGCGCCCACTGAGGCCATATTTCCGGCCAGTTCCTTTCCGGCCTGATAACGCTGTTTTACTGCGTTAAGTTTTGCCTGTTGCGCACTGACACGCGCCAGCGCGTCACGCTGCCGGTTAAGCTGTACGGTGGTTTCACTGATACGGTTTTTCAGCCCTCGTTCATCATGCGCCAGATTACGGGTATTAATACCCGCCTGACTCAGTTCCTGACGCTGGCGCTGTACCGACAATCTCAGGCTGTTATATTTCGCCTGTAACTCCGACACATTTTTACGCGCGGCTTCCATTGCCTTTGCCTGTGCATTTGTTGGTCGTTCAGTATTTTTAAACTGGACAGCCAGTGCTGCGGCTTCCTGTCTGGCTTTTTTCAGTTCCTGACCAGTCACGGCGAGCTGTGCACTGGTCTTGCGGAACCCCTCAATACGGGATGCCTGACCGTTCAGCTCGCGCAGTGATTTTTGTGTTTCCCGGATATCCCCCGACAGCGACTTACTCGCTGTGCGGATGGATTTAAACGGGCGGGATGCCTGGTCAACAGCCCTGAGCAATACCTGTAATTTTACATTGTTACTCATTCGTGTTTCCGCTTCGCCGGAGCGCCTTTTCGCGCCATGTGATGAGTTCGGTCAGGCTCATGGGATACAGTTCTGATGGCGGCCAGTGAAATATCACTGCCACATCCGCCATCAGGTCATCGACCGAGAGATTTTTCGGAAACGTCACTGCACCGAGTTCGGCGACAAAAAACCGACCACCTTACCGGCCAGCGCCACAAGGTCAGGCAGTTCCAGCGCGGCGACCTCCTGCTCGGTCAGCATCGGTGCCGTCATGCGCGGCAGCACTTTAATCAGTGCATCGACTTCGGAGTTTGCGACCGCAGCCAGACTGACACCGCGCAGCGTCCCGGCATTGGGTTTCATCAGCGTGACCTGTTCGATAACCTGTTCACCACGTTTAACCGGATTATCCAGGGTAATGACGTTTTCTTTGTTCATGGTTTTCTCACTTCTGAATCGGGGTTAACCGGTCAGCCAGGCTGACCGGATGAAAATCACAGGCCGATATTGCGGCGGTGTTGCTCCAGCCGGTCGACGCCGTTCACCTTCTCAATCATGTTGATGGTGTCGATTTCGACCAGCTCCTTACCGTCCATCGTCAGCCGGAAATAGGTGCAGACCACGGAGATTTTCGACTCGGTGTCTTCTCCCTGTTTACCCTCGCCGGTGTCGATTTCTTTCTGACGGCCACGCATGACCACCTCGACGGCCACCGTTTCGCCGGTATCGTCGCGCTGGTAAGAGCCTGCAAAACGAATCGGTACGGCATCCACACCGGTTGCGGCGTAAAGCTCCCAGATAACCGAATCCGGGAAGCCCCCGAGCGACCACTCCATTGACAGCGCATCGTCATCAAGGCCGAGGTCTATCGGTGCGCTGCCGTTCATCCCCGCACCGCGATAGTTTTCGAGCTTACGGGTCAGTTTTGGCAGCGTGACGGACTTTGCAACGCCCTGATAGCTGTAGCCGTTCAGAAAGACGTTCATTAACTTGAGTTTGCGCGGCATTGCCATTGGTCAGACTCCTTAATTGCTGTTAACCGAGGTGACCAGATTTGCCAGGTATTTATCGGTAATACGCTGGCGCAGGGTCAGGTTTTCAAGAGGAGGCACCGGTGTATAGTCGTAGTCGATATACAGTTTTCCGGCCTTGAGGGTTTCCGCATCGTTGGATTCTTCGCTGAACCAGCAGGTCGCATCCACGATATAGCCGTTTGTTTTCAGCTCACGGAATTTGGCATTGATGCCGTCAACGATGTCGCGAATCAGCGTTGCGGTGATGGGCTTGTCCACCGCCCACATGTGCGCCTCAGCCATCGTGTCGGCCAGCACCTGCGCGGTGCGGGTGTAGTTTTCAAAGAGGAACAGCGGGTCATCGGAGCAGGTACGGTTACCCCAGAAGCGGAAACCGTCGCGGCGAATCAGCGTTGTGACGCCTGACTCGTTAAGCAGGTCAGCATCGGTGCCGGACTCCTGCAAATCCCAGAATACAGATGCGCTGATGCCAGTAACACCGTTCACCCCGACGTTGGACAGCGTTTTATGCCAGCCCTGCTCCTGGTCGATTTTGGCACGCAGACCCAGCGCACGGGCGGTGGCATACGCGGTGGCGGTGGTACTGGTGACCGTATCCCATGCGAGGAAATCCGGCCAGATAACCATCAGCTCACGCTGGCTGAAATTCTGGCGGTAGGCTTTCACCTCGGAAATGGTCTTACAGCCCCATGCTCTGATATATCCGAAAGCGCGCAGCTTCTGACAGACTGATGCCAGTGCAACAGCCACCTCTTTGGTATCCAGCCCCGGCACACCAAGAATACGCGGTTTAACACCGGTTACCGACTCCGCCGCCAGCAGGGCTTTCAGTCCGGTGTACTGGCCGTTTTCGTCGGTGGTGCCGATGATATTGGAAACGGTCTGCGCGAGCTTCGTTTCTTCGTCGTCGCCGGTTCCGTCTTCCACGCGCACGACAACGGTGACCGGTTTTGACTGGTCAGCGATGGCCTGCAACGACGCCGCCAGCGTACCTTTTTTACCGGCCTTTGCAATTGCGCTCTGCACATTGGTAATCAGCACCGGTTTATTGAGGGGGAAGGTTTCCGCATCCGCATCGCTGGCCGTGCAGACCATGCCGACAATGGCGGTGGATACAGTGGAAATGACGCGGGTGCCGTCGTTAATCTCCAGCACCTGCACGCCATGATGATAGTCGCTCATCCGTTTAACTCCGTGGTTAATGGGTGAGTGGTATTTTCATGTGTGCCGGAGATGTCAGGCTATTTGTCCCGGTTGGCTGATGGATGGCACAATTTATTCTTTGTCGCTGATGAGGCGAATTTTTTATAGAGCGTGGACAGGTCAATATCAAAAATCAGCGCCACACGTTGACGTGATTCCCTCGCAGCCAGCAATCGTCCTGCCTGTTCCCACACAGTCGATTATCTGGAGCACTGGAACTTGTCGAAATTTCCAGTGCTCCAGATATTGAATGGCCTACGCCTCCGGCAGTTCAGGCCAGATAACATCAGGCGCGGTGCTGGTATCTGTTGCCGTCACAGCGTCAATGTAATCCAGCACAGCGTTAAGCCGGGTTGTTTCTGCCTGCGTCAGTTTCCGCCCGGCCTGTAATTTCAGCTGAATCAGACTAATGGAAGCCATTGCTGCATCAATCAGTGACTGGCGCTGTGCTTCTGCTGCATCTACTGCGGCGCTATGCTGTGCCTCGGTATCCGTCACCCATTTCTCACCATCCCATTTATCGTATGGCGTTGACGGGGCGATAGTGGTTGCATTTTCAGGGTAATCACCCGGAGTTTTGATTTCTTTTGATTCACCTGTTTCGGTGCTATAGACAATTTCACCACGATGGTCTGACACATATTCCCATGATTTTAAATCCATAGAACGGCAGATAGCATAACCCGCCTTATATGTGCCAGGAGCATCTAAACAGGAATATGCCGGGATACCGACACCAACGGCAAGATATTCATTTGAAGTGGAAATATATTCCCGTGTTTCACCATCATAGTTATAGACGGTAATATTCCCCGCCTTCGTGGCAATAAGTTCGCTATTTAATACGGCTTTATCCATTATGCAGCTCTCACGATATAGTTAAATGCAATATTTCGTGGACGGGTTTCGCTCCCACCTGTGTTACCAATACTCCCTCGTGTATGTAGCGTTGGTGATGGAATCAGAGTTCCTCCGGCATCGGCAGCATCAAGCCCCCGGCCTTGCGTATATGCTCTTCTGAAGATTGTCGCCAGTTCCCATTCCTCTTTTGAATCATACCCATCGTTGGCAACAACAATATGGCGGTGTTTTTCCAGCATCCCAGTCTGAATGCTCAATAAAGCACGTCCTGCATCAATACCACGCCCGTCATCCCATCCACGAATAAACTCACCACGGAGATCAGGTAGTTTCCCTGATGGATATGCTGTAGCAAGATGGGGATATTTCACCTTATCAAAGGCAGCGCCGTTGCATTTCAGCCAGCCCGTTGGCGGGGTTGCGGAGGGCCACGGAACAGGTACACCAACAGGCAATGCAGAGCCTTCTCCCAAACCAAGATAATCAAGAACTCCCTGTGTGCTGGGCTTACTAAGAATTGCACGACCAACACTTGTCAGTGCAGTTAACGCGGCACGATCTACCCCTGTAAAATAAGGGAGTTTATCTGCCGCTGTAGCAAGCCCTGCCAGAGCAGTGAGTATGGCGTTTGCCGGTTGTCTTCCATTAGCCAGGTCGTATGCAGCCTTTACCGCTTTTGGCGTTGCAGCCAGTGTTTCAGATGTGCTGTTGGTTGCACTACTGAGCTGAACAAGCCCTTTTTGCGTCGTGGTGGCGTTCTGGGCGGTATATTTCCCGTTAGCCAGGTCATACGCCGCCTTGACCGCTTTTGGCGTTGCAGCCAGTGTTTCAGACGTGCTGTTTGTGGCGCTACTGAGTTGAACAAGGCCTTTTCGTGCCGTAGTCGCATCCTGAGCGGTATATTTCCCGTTAGCCAGGTCATATGCAGCCTTTACCGCTTTCGGTGTTGCGGCCAGTGTTTCAGATGTACTGTTAGTTGCACTGCTTAACTGAGTAAAACCTTTTGCGGTCAGCGAGGCGTCCGGGTGGCGTCGTGACTGTTCGTGCTCAGAAATTTTGTCATCCACATATTTACGTGTTGCCAGTACCACAGCCGGGTCGATTTTCAGCGTGATGGCTTCGGTGTTCGTGACAACCAGAATCATGCGGATAGTCTGGGTACGACCACTGCCTTCCTGCAACTGCGGTTTGTACGTTTCCGGGCAGTTCGCCACCGCAATGAGTACGCCTTCATCATCATAAAGTCCAATCTCACGGATCCAGAATCCGCCCTCGTTTTCAGGGATGATTTGCTCCGCAATAATCTGGCTCTGATTGTTAGGGTCAACACTCAGAAGATTCAGCGGCGCGATGCGTTTCTGGTTAATCAGTTTTGTCTGTGCCGGGTCTGGTGTCGGCAAGACACCATTCGCATCACCAACGGCCATTTGCGTCAGATTCAGCTTACTGCCGAGCATCGTCGCGTTAGCCAGCCGTGCTGCGCCCTGATTAGTCAGAATGGCGTAGTATTTCACTGTCATGCGTTTACTCTCAGGTTATCAATTAAATGAATGGCCGAGGCCGGGAAATAATCCCCTCCGACAATAATGGCCTCCGGGGTGTAGGGATAAACCGTCAGGGCGTCACCGTGATAGCATCCCGCACCGGCAAAAATGTTGCCGGTTGTACTTAAACTGATAGCCAGTCCCGTCAGATGGCGGCTTGCAGGTTTTGCATCAGCAACAAGACGCTCCAGCTCCTGATACATTTCTTCGGTAATACCCTGCTCAAGCACGCCAACAACGATACGGAACGTCCCCGGCTCCTCGTTGAGCTGCCACCACTCCCTCACCTCAATCAGATAGCCGAGCGGCTCCACCACACGCCGGATTGCACCTATAGTGCCTTTATGACAGTGAATGAAATACGCATCGCGGATAACAGCGCGTTTTGTCGCTTCCGGCCACTTATCATCCCAGCGGTCAACCGAAAATGACCACGCCAGCCACGGCAGCAGATTTGCCGGGCAGGTGTCCGGGTTCCACAATTCACGAATACTGACCGGCGTTTTTTCAATTTCCGCACAGGCTTTTGCGGCGGCGACTTCAAGCGGTGATGAGCCGGTCGGCAGCAGGCGCGAATCACTCATCCGAGCCTCCGGTCACGACGCTGTATTCGGTGCAGAAAGACGCCTGCGTACTGTTGAGCACGATGTCAGCCAGAGGTGCAGTCAGTTCGACACGCTGCACGCCCTCCACATGCAAAGCGGCATAAATGGCAGACAGACGGATGTCGCGCCCAAGCCGGTGCTGTGCCGTGATGTACGCTTCCAGTTTTTTCACGGCAGCAGCGCGGATGGGTTCGCTTTCGGGACCAGGGTAAAGGTAAAGCGTGGCGTTTATCTGATATTCAACAATGGCGGCAGACTGCACGGTCACGCGGTCGGCCACCGGCCTGACGTCCTCGCCATTAAGGGCGTTACGCACCACGGCCAGCAGGTCTTCGGATGCGACGCCGTTATTTTCACGTGACAGCACAGAGATGGTGACGCAGGCCGGAGACGGACTGGTGACAGAGATATCCGCGACACGCCCGTCGGCACTGCGACCATGATACTGATAGGCTCCCACCGACCCGGCGACGCTTAAGCCTTCAAACGCCTGCTGAATACGCAGCCGGTAATCGGTGTCAGACTCCATCACTGCCGGTGTCGGCGGGATAGTCGAATCATCTGCCGGGGTGATAATCAGGCGCGTGGTGTTGTAATTGGCACCAATCACATCAAGGTCATTACCGGCGGCACAAGCCAGCATCACCGCCCGTGCGGCCTCATTCACACGCTGACGCCAGATAAGCTCACGATAAGCATTTTCCTCCAGCAGTTTGACGAGAGGCTCAGATTCCAGCATCAGGGTACGGGCGACCGCCTCCTGCTGGTCTTCCGGGTAAAGGGAAATCAGTGTCGCCTTGCGTTCGGCAAGAATGGTTTCAAAGTCCAGCTCCTCGACCACATCCGGTGCGGGTAGCTGGTTCAGGTCGATAATCGGCATGGTTTCAACTCACAGGGATGGTTAACGAAAGTGGCTGGCCGGTGTCGTTGTGCTGACCGGTTAACGTGACCGTTATTCGCCCGTCAAAACTGCGCGCCGTGGTGACGGATGACAGAGTGACGCGGGGTTCCCATTTCAGCACCGCCATGTAACAGGCGACCTTAATCTGCAACTCAAGCGCCGGGGTCTGCGGCTGGTCAATCATTGACGCCAGCAACGAGCCGTAATCACGACGCATCCCCCGTGAGCCGACCGGTGTGCGCAGGATATCGCCGATACTCTGGCTGATATGCTCAAGGTCAGTGACCGTCAGGCCATCACTGCGATTCATTCCGAGATAACGCGCAGTCATAGAGGTCCCCCTGTTGTGCCGCCACTGTCGCCGGGGTGTTTATGGGTATGCAGTACCTTACCGTTTGATGAGAGTTCACCGCCGGTGTGTTCAATGTTGCCGCGCATCGTCCCGCCCTTCTGCACTTCCAGCGTGCCGGTAGTCAGTTTGTTAGTGCAGACCACTTCCGGTGTGTCCAGGGTGACACGGGTTGACGCTTTCACCGTGACCACCGGCACCGTGGCGGTAACAGAATCAGAAGCCGTCACGCTGGCCGTTTTAATTCCGCTTACCGTAAGTGCACTGGTTTCGGGTTCATATTCAATCACCGCCCCGTCAGGGAAACGGATATGCAGGGCATCAGACGACGCAGACGGCGCGGGGTTATCGCCGGAATAAATCCCCGGCAGAACGAACGCCGTGTCGAGTTCACCGCCTACGGCCAGAATCAGCACCTGTTCCCCCACGGAAGGTGCCCACCATGTGCGCGAACGTCCGGCGCGATGGGTCAGCCACTGAAGCCAGTCAGTGCACATGCCGCCGGTCTGCACACGGCAGCGACCGGCGTTAAGGTCGGTTTCGACGATAACGCCGGTGCGGATCATGTTGCGCAGTGCGCGCGCGAGTTCCTGAATATTTGCGAGAGTGTTCATAACGGGAAG